ACAGCAATTAGAGCGATCTTAGGCATGATCTCCAAAAAACAAATCAAGAGTGTACTTGTAGTAGTTCCTACTATCACACTAAAAGAACAATGGGAGAAAGAATTGGCCAAGAAGAAAGTAAAAATAGCAGAAGTATATGTTATAAACTCTGCAGTAAAGAAAACACACGACATAGATTTTTTAATCTTAGACGAGGTGCACAGATACGCTGCAGAAACATTTAAAGAAATATTTGTACGTACTAAGTACAAGTATATCTTAGGCTTAACAGCTACATTAGAAAGAGATGACGGACTGCATGAAATTATTTTAAAACAAATGCCAGTCTTTGACACTATTACAATTGAAGAGGCTTTACAGCATTCATGGATTTCTCCATATAAAATCTTCAATGTACAAGTGCCTTTTGCTCCTGACGATTTAGCTGCATATAAAAAAGCAGACAACAGTTTTAAATACTTTGCCATGCAAATGGGTAGAGGTGGACAAGCTTTTGATACTGCTAAATTATGGATAGGGTCTGATGATCCTACTGAAAGAGGCAAAGCTGCCGCTTATTATAATTCATTAAGAACAAGAAAGAAACTTTGTTTGAATAACGTAAACAAAGTTGCTGCTGTTAAAACTATTATAGACCTGTTTCCTAACAGAAACGGTCTTACTTTTAGTGCTAACACAGATTTTGCTGATTCCTTACAGAATGTCCTTGGGGGCATTTCGATGACTTTTCATAGCAAACTTTCTAAGAAGTCACAGGGCATTGTAATGAAGACTTTTAAAGATAAACGCACGAAGATTAGAATTCTAAACACGTGTAAAGCTTTAAACGAGGGATTGGATGTACCTGAATGTTCTATAGGAATTGTAGCAGGCAGTAACTCTACTGCTCTAACTTTTATTCAACAATTAGGAAGAGTAGTACGGCATATTCCAGGCAAGGAAGCATACTTTATAAATCTTTACACACCGCAAACTCAAGAAGAGAAGTGGATGCAAAAGAGAATGAAGAATGTAGACCCAAGTTTGGTAACAGATGTTACATTACCTGAATTTATTAATTTAATCAAAATGCAACAACATGCACCAATTTAGAAAAGAAGCCTCTGAAAAAACAAAACTAACTATGGTAGTAGCCCTGACAGCCAGTCAGGTGCTACACGAATCGTTAGATGATCTTGTAGACACAGATTTTTACAAAATGTCTTTAAAGCAAACTACTAATAGAATGCAAAAAGAATTAGAAAAAGTATGTGATAGACATATAGATCTTTTGTGGGCAGGAGACGAAAAGAAAGCTCGTATAGTACAAGATGGTTTACAGAAAATAGCTAAAAAAATAGCTACAATGAAACCTAGCGAGTTAGTAATAATAGGTGATATGTTTGAGAGCGGAAAGTTTAAGTTTGTAGAAGAGGGGAAGGCTAAAGAAATTTTGTTAACTAAAGACTGATACAATTATGAATATAGAACTAGATTTAAAAAAACTTTACAAAAATAATCTTAGTCCTAATCAGTATGTGATTTTAACTATGATTTATTACAAAGAATGGGGAAAAATTATAAAACTATTTTCTGTAGAAGAGGCTTTACAAATTAGAAACAGCTTGGTAAATACTAAATACATTTTAGATAAAGACACTAAAAAAATCTTTAACGACACTGTAATTAGTACTTCTCATGTGGAGAAATTATTAGGAATACGTAGTGACAATATTAACTTTTTAGAATTTTTTAATGAGTATCCTATGAAAGTAGGAAATAGAGTACTACGACCTAAAAATTCTGACACAATAGAAGGTAAAAAGCTAAAAAAGAAGTATCTTGCAAAAGTAAAATCCCTTGAAGATCATAAATTAGCTGTTGAAGCTACTAAGGCTTTTGTAAGAAGGCAAAGAATTTCTAGTAATCTAGAGTTTTTGCCTGGCTTAGAAGTAGTTATTAATAATGCTAAATGGCAGTCATGGGAAACATTTATCACTCGATTTGCAGAGGGGAAAACTGCTGATCACATAGATTCGATTTAGTATGAGCAAGAAAAAAGCATGGGATGAATTACAAATAGAAATTCAAAGAGGTGTAGATGGATTAAATGTAGGACTTCCTATGGGCTTTAATAGACTTAATAAGTTTATTGCAGGTGTACAACAAGGAAGATACGATACATGGGGAGGTGCCACAGGTACAGGTAAGACAGCAATTGTAGATGAAGCATATGTGTTTAATCCTTACGACCACTTGTGTTTAGATCCTAATCCTTTTTACTCTTTAGAAATTCTTTATTACTCACTAGAGATAGACCCCGTAGTTAAGCTAGCAAAGTTTGTAGCTAGAAAAATATGGGAAGATCATGGTATTCTTACAAATATTAATGAAATCTTTAGTAGAGGTGTGCACAAATTACCTTTAGAAGTAAGAAAGCTTATACCAATGTACAAAGAGTACTTTGATAAGATGCAGGATGAGGTGCTATTTTTTAGAAATAGCCTTAATCCCGATTACTTGTATAATGACGTAATGAAGTACGCAGAATCAAGAGGGAAAGTGGTACGTAACAAAGACAACATTGTTATAAATTATAAACCACATAATCCTAATCTAATTACACTTATCATTATAGACCACATTAGTCTTATAGATAAGAATTCACGAAAAGATAAAACTAAAAAAGATGCTATAGATCGTGCGTCCAAGATGCTGGTGTTCTTTAGAAATACTTTTAAGTTTAGTCCCGTAGTGGTTAGTCAGTTTAACAGAGGTATAGAAGGAATGGATCGTAAGAAACAAGATTCTCAAGAACCTCAGCTCTCTGACTTTAAAGATACAGGAGCTACACAAGAGGATGCAAATACAGTTGTCGCTTTGTTTAATCCTTTTCGTTATGGTATGGATAATCATCGTGGTTATCCTATTCTAGATGGTAAATATCCTTTACGGAGAAATTATCGTTCAGGACATATTTTAAAGAATCGTGATGGCATGGACAGTTTATCTATGGGTTTCTATTTTCAAGGTGCGGTAGGTAAGTTTGAAGAACTTCCTAAAGCTTCTGATATAAAGAACGACCCTAGATTGTTAAAGGCTATCTTAGACAAGAACAAAGTATGATTGTAGAATTTAAAGACTGGGTAAAACTAAAACTTACTCAAGATCCAAAAGCCAGAGATTCTAATGAAAAACTTTACTATGATTATTTAGAATATACGGGTTACGACGTACATTCTAAAACTGTAAAACAGTTTCTAAAAGACATGAGTAATCGAGAGATTCCTTATATGGATTCTGTTGCCAGAGCATCAAGAAAAGTACAAGAGGAAAATCCCTATCTACGGGGCAAAAGCTGGGGAAAACGTAAGAAAAAAAGTGTTTTAGTAAAGCATGAAATCCTTGCAGATAAGTAAGGATTTTAGTATTTTTAATCAATAAAAACGAGGAGAAAAAATGGGAAAATTAGTGTTTATTACAGGTAAATCTGGTATGGGAAAATCTACATCCCTACGTAATCTTAATCCTGATGAGACGTTCATCTTGAATACAGACCAGAAGCCTTTACCTTTCAGAAAATTTCAAGAAAAGTATTCTGAAGAAAAAGGCAATTACAAAAAAACTTCTGACATAGTAGAAGTTATTAATATCTTAAAGGATGTTCACAAGAACAAACCGCAAATCAAAACTTTAGTGATAGACACATGGTCTAGAATTATGACTGACCATGTCATGAGTAAAGCGTTTAGAACGGCTAAAGGTTTTGAGAAGTGGGGTAAGTTCTCTGCATCTATTTATGATCTAATGAATATTGTGAATGACAAAGTAAGAGACGACTTACATGTTTACTTCTTTGCTCATCCAGAAACTCATTATGATGAAACAGGCTTTCCTATGGAAAGAGTAGCTGTACAAGGTAAGCAGCTTGAAAAATTTGTACCTGAGAGTTTTAGCTCTATTGTTTTATATTGTGAAGTTAAGAGTGCTCCTGGGCAACCTAACGAACATGTATTTAGAACAAAGACTTCTGGCTCGGATACTTGTAAGACACCTATTGACATGTTTGAGGAAGAAACTATTCCTAACGATTTGACATTAGTCGATACTGCTATCAACGAGTATTACTAAACAATTTTTTATTAACTGCTTTGGAGTACTTATAGTGCTGTTAAAGCAAACACTTTAAACTATTCAGAATTGGATCTACTCTGATAAAAAATAGATCTGTTTATGTTTGGCATGGAGCTAGACAAATTATTTAATATTATTAATTTTTTAAAACACAACAAAATGATTGATTGGGGAGTACCAACAAACAGAAAATCTTCTACTAAAGTAGAAAAGTTTAACACGCCAGTAGTAACTATGTCTGCATTGTCGGGCAAAGGTTCTGGCCGTAAATTTACATTTAACAAAGCTGCTATTGACGCACTAGGATTAGTTTCTCCTGACAAAGAAACAGGAGCACAATCTTATGTAACTTTCGGTAGAAATCCAGAAACAGGAGATGTAGTTCTTATGGCTTTGACAGAAGAAAACGAAAACATGAAAGCTTTTAAGACTAACAAGTCTTATTCTTTTAGTGATAAGAAAACTTACGAGTTTATTACAAACAGTTTTTCTTTAAACAATGATGTAGAAAACTATCTTCACTTTGAAGTCGTAGAAAACCAACCTTATTTTATGATAACAAACGCTTCTAATGACAATACTGTTATTGAACAAGCGCCTGTTGTTGAAGAAGTAGCAGTTGCACAAGAAGAAGTACAAGAAGAGGCCGTAGAACTTACTTCTACTTTTGAAAGCACAGAAACTTCTTTAAATAATGTTTCTGCTGAAGAAGAAAACGAATTAGTAGACGACCAGTGGTAGAAACCACTATTAAATTTTTAATTAATAAATAAAATAAATACAAGTAATGAACATTAATTTAAATGACGACAGCTTTAATGCTGTAGAAAGTAAAGCAATTTTCAATGGAGGAAATGCAGGAGTAGTAAACGATGTGAAGATGACTATTCATAAAAAAAACTCTGACGACAAAGAGTTTGCTCCAGATTATAAAATTACTTTTACAGATTCTAGTGGTGGCTCTTGTAATATGCCTTTCTGGTATGTTACTAAAGAAACTTCATGGAATACTGTAGATCAATTAATTCAAAAACAAGGTAAAGTTCTAAAACATATCTTGCATGTTGCTTTGGGCCCTAATGCTCAACTGCCTGTTGTTAATTCTGCAGAAGCAATGCTAGATGAAGCTATGAAATTGCTTAGAGGAGCATTACCTAATTTAGGATCTGTTCGTATTTTTGCTAACTATGGTACAAACGAGTACCGTAAAAAATACATTCAACCTCGTTCGTGGGTTCCGTTTATGGAAGCTATGAATGTTTCTGCCGAAACATCTGTTCTTAGACAATCAGATCTCGACGGAATGACTCGTCTACAAGAAGACGGAGAAGAAAGCGCTGCATTAGCGACAAGTACTGCTGACTCTGATGATGACGAGTGGTAGGACTTTTTTTAATTAAGATAAAAAGAAGGGGCAACTATGTTGTCCTTTCTTTTTTTATCCTAAAATTTATAGTAAATGCATAAAAAAATAAATTTAAATTCTTTTATTTTTAACGAGCAAATTACTAAAGAAGATATACTTTCTGTAATTACACAGGAAGAGATATACTCTTATTACATAGGCTCTCCTGTAGAGCATAGCACTAAAATTAACAGTCCTCTAAGAGAAGACAATGTGCCTTCGTTTGTAATATATTATCATAAGAATGGTTCGGGAACATTAATGTTTTATGACTTTGCTACTAAAGATAGTGGCGATGTTATTGTGTTTGTAGGCCTTCTTTATGATATAAACTACAAAGAAGCTTTGTGGAAAATTGCATATGATTTTAAATTATCAGATGCAGAAATAACAGGAGAACGTAAACAGTTAGTTAAAGCTAAAAAAGTAATACAAAGAAAGCAAGTTAAGATAGGGATAAAAAGAAGGGAATGGCAATCCCATGATGCTAAATATTGGAAACAATACGGCATTAAAAAAACTACTTTAAAAAAGTATAATGTGGTGCCTATAAGCCACGTATTCTTTAACGGAAACGCTAATAAAGCAGACAAACATGCTTATGCATATGTAGAGTATAAAGATAGTAGCGTTAGTTATAAAATTTATCAGCCTTACAGTAAAAAGTTTAAATGGATTAACAATGCCAACTATACTGTGCACCAAGGTTACACAAAACTTCCTTCAACAGGAGAACTTTTAATTATTACTAAGTCTTTAAAAGACGTAATGAGTTTAAAAGATGTTATGGGGATCTATAGTGTAGGCTTACAATCAGAATCGGTAATGATGAAAGTCTCAGTAATGAACGAGTACAAATCTAGATTTAAACAAGTGTTTTGTTTATTCGATAATGATAGAGCAGGTGTTAAACTGTCTGAGGATTTTACTAAAAAGTACAACGTACCGCATTTCTTTATGCCAGAATTGCCTGGAGTAACAGATTTTAGTGACTTAGTTAGTAAAGTAGGGAAAAAAGAAGCCAAAAAATTATTTAATCAACAAATATCAAAGTTATGGACAAATCACAATCTTTAAGTAAGGTTACTAAAGACCTTATGTTTAAAGAACCTTTTTACGGATTCTTTCTAATAATGCTAAACAAAGTATGGAATGAAAAAATACCTACTGCGTGTGTTGGAAAACAAGGAATCAACTATCATTTAATGATAAATTCTTCTTTTTGGGAAGAACTGCCACACATAAAAAGAATAGGTTTAATAAAACATGAATTGCTTCATATTGCATTTAAACATCTAAATTCTTTTACTGATTTTAAAGATAAGAAACTAGCAAATATTGCTATGGATTGTGAGATAAATCAGTATATAGACAAAGAATGGTTGCCAGAAGGAGGTGTAGACATTGACAATTACCCAGAATTAAATCTCGATCGTAAAGCAGGTTGCAAATATTATTATGAAAAAATGCAAGAAGCTCAAAAAGAAAAAGATGAAAACGGAACTTGTGGGTCAGAATCTTTAGACAAAATGTTAGAAGAAGGCGTAGACCATTCTGAATGGGAACAATTTGAAGATCTTTCTGAAGGAGAACAAAAGTTAATGGATAAGCAAGTGCAGACATTAATAAAAGAGGCACAAGAGCAAACTATTAAGAAAAGAGGAGTAGTACCTGGAGAAATAGATGAAATCATAAAACTTTCTGTAGTAGAAAAACCAAAATTTAATTGGCGAAAGTTTATTAGAAGATTTACAGGTAACTCTCTTAAAACCTTTACTAAGAAACAGAGAAGAAAAGAGAATCATAGATACTCTGATAATCCTGGTTTAAGAATAAAGATGCGACAAAAAATGTTAGTTGCAATAGACACATCTGCTTCTGTAAACAACGATGAGCTTACTGAATTTATGAATGAAATTTATCATTTATATAGATCAGGAGTAGCTATTGAAATTGTACAGTGCGACACTAAAATAAATAGTATACAAGAATACAAAGGTAAATTTGAGCTTGAAATATCAGGCAGAGGAGGTACTAGTTTTGATCCAGTATTGGATTATTATATGGACAATCCTAAGTTTACAAGTCTTGTATATTTTACAGATGGTGAAGCATATACAGAATTAAAACCAAATAAGAATATTTTATGGGTTCTGTCAGAAAGATCTGATATGAATAATGAATTACCAGGAAAAGTTATTAAACTAGAAATTTAAAAAAAATGAATCAAACTAAATTAAACGTAGAAGAATTAAGAGATTTTGTATCTCACATGATTAAAAATAATCAACACATTCAAGAAAAAGGATTAGTACCTGTTACTATAGATGTATCAGGTAATGCAGGATTAGGTAAAACTTCTTCTATTATACAGCTAGCAAAAGATCTAGACTTGCAAGTAGAAAAAATAAATTTATCTCAACTAGAAGAGTTAGGCGACTTGATAGGTTTTCCTGTTAAAGAATACAAAGTAAAAAACAATGAAGGAAAAGTATTGTGGATTACTGAGCAAGAAATTACTACTGCAAATGAAAAAGGATATAGAGTAGTAGATAAAAGAATGTCACACGCAAAACCATCTTGGGTACAAGGTAAAAAAGATGGCGGTGTACTTATACTCGACGATTTTACACGTGCAGATCACAGATTTATGCAGGCAGTTATGGAAATTTGCGATAGACAAGAGTATATTTCTTGGAAATTGCCGAAGAACTGGCATGTAATTCTTACTTCTAATCCTGACAATGGAGAATATAATGTAACAAGCTTAGATGTTGCGCAGCAAACACGTTTTGTTTCTGTGGAGCTAAAGTTTGATGAAAAAGTATGGGCAAAATGGGCAGAGTCTGTTAATATGGACAGCCGTTGTATAAACTTTTTACTTATGCATCCAGAATTAGTAAACGAAAAAGTTAATCCTAGAAGTTTTACTACATTTTTTAATGCAATTAGTTCGATAGAAAAGTTTGAAGACGAATTACCTATGATTCAAATGATAGGCGAGGGTTCTGTAGGACAAGATTTTTCAAGCATGTTTACAATGTTTATTAATAATAAGCTTGATAAAATTATATCGCCAAAAGACATTATTTCAAAAGACAAAGATTACGTTTTTGCTGATCTAAAAAAAATGATTGGAGAAGAGGACGAATTTAGAGCCGATATCTCTAGTGTAGTTTCTACTAGAATAGTAAACTACTTGTTGAATTTTGCAAAAACAAACCCTATTTCTAAAGAAATAGTACAGAGAGTAGAAGAAATATTTACAGAGTGTACTTCTTTTACAGAAGACTTAAAATATTTTATTGTTAAAGAATTGTTGAACGGTAATAAACAAAAGTTTTCTAAACTAATGTTGAATCCAACAATAACTAAAATTTTAATTAAATAATTATGAGAACATTACAAATAAATATATACGAAGACTTAGGAAGAACTGTTTTAAGTAGCAAAATTGAATTGGAAAAAGCTAATTTTATTATATCTAAAAATAAATATTCTCTAAAACCCAATCAAACTATTTTTATATCAAAAAATTGTAGTATTCCAAAAGCAAAATTGCGGACTATAATGATGAGTCACAATTTAAAAGTTACTAAAAATTTCAAAGAAGCAGACGTTTGTTTTATAGACCCAAGTCCTTCTGCCCTTGCTAGAATTTCAGAAAGTACTTCTTGTTATACGATAATAAATGACGTAGAAAAAATAGTAGACTGTTTTAGATATTTTATGGTCGATGAAGGCTTAGATTTATATAGGCTAAAAGATACTGATATAAATATATTAGAAAATCATATTAAAGAAGGAGAAAAAATAATAGTAGATTATAAAAATCTTAATCAGATTAAAAGATTCTGTAATATTGACAATAACGATTATTGCTATGATTATAGTACATATTTAAAAGAAGGCATTGATTACGAATGTTATGAATATTTTTTAGACAATAAAATAGTTGTATATAATCATCAAGATTTAATGGAAATCTTAAATGGTAAAGATGCTTTAGTTATAGAAAAAAAAGAATATGAGCAGCTTAAATCTATGATAGAAAGTTCTGACGAAGATAACTTACTTTTAGCTATGGAAATGATGGCCAACTGTGATTACACAAAAAGTCTATTGTATTTATGTATTCTATTTGAAAACTACCAAGAAAACTTTATAAAAGTTAAGTATTGTCGTCATATTAATTTTAAATCTTTGTTAGCGTACTTAAAAGTAGATCATTACACAAATGTTACTATAGATTATATGATGGACTTATTTATAGAAAGAAAAGTTCTTAATAAAGAATGGGTAGATATAATCTTTGAAGAATATGCAGCTAGAATTGCTAACAGAGAGTCTAAACATTTTAAAGCTAAAGTAATAACTTTAAACACAGAGGCGCTTGAATTCTTAAATTTTAATTACGACCAAAAGATAGTAGAAGATTTTGTTCCTGTAGAGAAAGAAGTAGAAGTAGAAAAAGAAGAGGTACTAAATAATAAAAGTATTTCTAATATTGTTTGGTCTTAAATTTAAAATATGGCGATTAGTGAAATGACAATTGAGTTTCCTGAATTTATTACTCATGTACCGTTAAGCGGTAAAAAATGGGTAAAAATAGGTTACAATAAGATACATGCTTCAGCGCACTTTACAGTTCGTAATGCATTTGTAGCAGCAATGCACAAGTATATTGAGAAGCATATGCCGCAAGACTATAAAATATCTTTGCCTGTAGAAACAGAATTAATTATATACGCTCCTATTAATTATGGAGATGTAAAAAGATTAAAAGACAAAAAAACAGGCAAGGGTAGAATTAGTTGGAAACCTGCTCCCGAAGGATATAGTCCAAGATGGGACATAGGTAATTTAGCTTTAGTGTGGATAAAATGTCTAGACGACGTTCTGCAAAAAAGAGGAATTTTACCTGATGACACAATAGAGTTTCTGTCAAAAACTTCTTACGAATTTGTAGAAGTAGAAACTCTTAAAGAAAGAAAGTTAGTTTATAAATTAAAAACAATTAAAAAGTAATGGAAAATTACAGAGAACTCTCTGGATTAAACCAAAGCCTTTT